ACTGTGTGACTGCTACGTGGATCACATGAGAAGCACATTTACTCCCGAACAGGTGACAGCACTCACTCCAGAAGAGTCTAAAGAACTAGGAATGAAAATGAAACTAATCTGTCCAACTAAACCTCCACTTACTCTAGAAGAATCTACATAATATGGGTATATCAAGTAAAAACTTTAGTGATAAAGAACTCTCCTGCTCACATTGCGGAGAGAACAAGTTTGACCAGAAGACCTTAGATGCCCTACAAGACCTCAGAGAAGCTATAGGGAAACCTCTTTCTCTCTCGTCAGCGTATCGCTGTCCTACGTATAATAATACTGTTAGTAGTTCTGGCACAAATGGGCCACATACTACTGGCTGTGCAATTGATATTCTTTGTTCCGGTAAGTTCGCCCACGAAGTCCTCACCTTTGCTATGATACGTTCTAATACTTGGAAAGGTATTGGAGTTAGTCAGAAAGGAAAACATGATTCCCGATTTTTACATCTCGACACCATAGAAGCCGATAATAGACCCTGGATATGGAGTTATTAGATGAGTAAGAAGAAAAATAAAAGAGTTACTTTAAAGATACAGAAGAAACCTTTTTTAGAAAGATTAGGTAAAATCTTTACTGGCCCTACAAATTTAGATATAGAAGAACAACAAAGACGTTTAAATCCTCCTAATACTGTGCCTAGAGGTAAGAATAAATGGGAACTTAGAAATCGTAGGAAGGTTGATGTAGATCCTAAGACAGGTGAAAAAAGATTAATTGAAAATATAACTAAACCTCATTATTCTGAAATAGACCAATTTCCTTATACCGATGATCCTACATTTAAAAATGAGATGGCTACTCAATATATTATAGAGCAGCGAAAAACTAGACAATGGATTGAAAATGTTTTAAGACAAAATAAAGATAACTTAAAACTTCCTCAATCGAAACAAGATTTTGAGATTAGGAAACAAATAAATACACTAGCTGAAGATTTTATCTTTTGGAGAGATGCCGATGAAAAAAGATTTGGGGCAGCGAAAAGAGAAGAATGGAGGTTTAAAAAAGTTGTTTATACACCACCTGACCTAGAACGTAAAAAAAGGATTGATGCTACAAGGAAATTCCTCCCTGTTATACGAAACGTAGATAACTTAATAACTAACTTAACAACTCCTACAGGAGCAGAAGCACAATTCTTAAAATATAAAAAAGATTTACATCCTGAAATTAGAAAGAAATTACAATTACAGTTTCCTAAAAAGACATCTGAAGTAGTTATTCCTACTAAAAATGTAGAAGGTAAGACAGGAACACCTCAACTTGGAAGGATAAAATACCAACCAAGGAAGCCAACTGTAACATCTCCTGAAAGTGTTAATACAAAAATTAAACATGGTTATGGAGATAAATTAAAAGTGGAAGCTCTACGAACAGATCCTAATTTTAAAAATCTATCTCCACCTGCTCAACAGAAGTATCTTGAGTTTATGCATAAACAGATAAAAAATAATCAGCCTATGGATCGTAGTCTTATAAAAAGTTGGATGGGTAAAGATCTTTCCCTCACTCAAAAAATACAAAAAGATTATATTCAATCTAGACGACTTAAAGTTATTAATGAAGAACTTAGAAAACTAAATAGGGAAGAGAAAGCTGCGGGAAGAAAAGGTGATAAAATCAGAACAATTATAAAAGGAATTAATAAGCCTAAACGAGGGAAATAATGGAAAATGATAAACTTAATTCACTATATGAAGCGGTAGCTACAGAACTATTAACTAGGATAGAATCAGGTGAAGCTAAACCTGCTGACCTGGCAGTAGCAGTTAGGTTCCTCAAAGATAATGATATTACTGCTATACCTGTTAATGATAATGCCTTACAACAACTAATGGAAAGTATGCCCTTCCCTAGTGATAAGGATATAACTAAAGGTAAAACCTCTTTCGATTGTTAAACTATGCCTGGCCCTACTATAGAAACTGATAAAATTATTCCTGAAAGAGAGGATACACATGATAAAACATTTGGACTTCAAGAAGAATTGAATCGTATTTTTAAAGAAGAAAACAAATCAAAATGGAAAAAAGGACAAACAGGAGAAAAAATATATCCTTTTCCTGAAACACAGGAAGATATTCTTGATAGATATGAGTTTCCAATGAAAATGCAAGATGGAGACATAGAGGAAGAAAATAGGATAATGAGAGAACCTTTCTTCGCTAGACAAGAGTTAGATACATGGGCAAATGGTAATTTAATTGTAGATCAAACTAGAACATTATCTTATTTTAATGGTAAGAGACTGCCTGTCCCAATAAACTTCTATAAAGGTATTACCAGACAAAAAGATGATCAGTTTGAAGAAGTTGCCCCTTTTAATATCTCTAATTACTCAGAAGGAACAGGAATGTTTTTTAGTACTAATCTGGATGATGCATTCCTATCTCCTAGAAATACACTCCCTGAATTGGAGGAAGTTAGACTTACTAAACTTCAAGAAATTAAAAACTCTAAAAGGACGGATAATAAACGAGCCTCAACTCTACAAGTTCATATAGCACCTAAAAATGGTCTGAATTTAATTACCTTTAAGAAAGGATCTACCTTTATACGAGATCCTAAAGATTATGAAAAAATCCTATCCGCAACTAGACAGTTAATACTGAAGAATGATAGTAAATTAAATGAAGATCAGAGAGGATTAACTACCTTCGATTTTAATAGAAAATTATTGGAAGTAGGTAATAATGCTGAAGACTCTATGATTAGAAAAGCTAATATTACTAAAGATGGTGAGATGTTTCTATCTAATGATCCCTCTAATCCCTTACCAGGACAGAGATCCGAACAATCAGAGGAGACATGGAGATGGAAGTTTCAACATCCTGATAGAAGAGGACAATTAACTCTAGATGAATTAACTTCCTTCATGCCCTCTAAAGACTTCTCTGATATAGCTAAAGCTGCAGGGTATACTTCATCAATAATACAATACCATCCAGATAGTCCATTTATGAGAGAAATATCCATAGTCGATGATCCTAATTCCTTCTACGAAGTTGTCATTTATAATACATAAAGCTTAATTACCTTAATCATTGATATTATTATATATGTTTAATTAACTCCCCTTATAGTATAGGGGGAGGTTAAATGTATATAACAAAGGAAGGATAGATTCAATGAAATATATATTATTAATTATAATTATATTATTAATTACACCCTACTACTCCTTTAGTAATGAATATATTATTATAAGAGTATGTAGAGCTATAGCAGGATGTCCTGTCAATACCGATACAGATGAATGTCCTACATGTGTAAATGAGAAGAGAAAGATAAGTATATATAATACACTAAAAAATGAGAGTAGAATAAATAAGAATAAAGTAAAAATAAGTAGAACTTCTCTTTTATTAAATTGTAAATTATGTATTGGTTATTTTCTTAGAGATATAAATTATCGAAAATAAAAAATATAAATGGATAATAAGTTAAAAGACTTCCGTAACTTCCTTTTTATATGTTGGAAACATCTACACCTACCTGATCCTACCCCTGTGCAATACGATATTGCGACCTTCCTACAGAACAAACCTAAACGTGGAGTTATAGAAGCATTTCGTGGAGTAGGTAAAAGCTATATCACATCTGCCTTCGTCTGTCATACCCTCCTCCTTAATCCCCAAATGAAAGTACTGGTTGTTAGTGCTTCCAAAGTTAGGTCAGATGACTTCTCTACATTTACACAGAGACTTATACATGAAATACCTATCCTACAACATCTTAGATCCTCGGAAGGTCAAAGACAATCAAAAGTATCATTCGATGTTGGCCCTGCATTAGCTTCACATTCCCCATCAGTGAAAAGTGTGGGTATAACAGGACAATTAGCAGGTAGTAGAGCTGATCTTATCGTGGCTGACGATGTGGAGGTTCCTAATAACTCCATGACTCAATCAATGAGAGATAAATTATCGGAAGCAGTTAAAGAGTTCGATGCTATTCTGAAACCTGAAGGATCAATTATCTATCTGGGAACTCCACAAACTGAGATGTCACTGTATGAAACTCTACCTGAGAGAGGTTATACAGTACAAATATGGCCTAGTAGATACCCTACTAATGAACAACTTGTAAGATATGAAAATAAGTTAGCACCTTTTATACGAAATAGTACAGGTAAAGTAGGTGATCCTACCGATCCTCTACGTTTTGATGATGATGATCTTACCGAGAGAGAACTATCCTATGGTAGATCAGGATTTAATCTCCAGTTTCAACTAGATACTTCACTTAGTGATGCCGATAGGTATCCTCTTAAACTTAGTGATCTAATAGTTATGTCACTAGATGGTGATAAAGCTCCTGAGAAACCTGTGTGGTCTAGAGATCCTGAAAATAAATTGACCGATCTACCTAATGTGGGTCTACCAGGTGACGGATATTACTCTCCTCAAAAGAAAATAGGTGATTGGTTAGAATATACTGGTAGTGTCCTGTCAGTCGATCCTAGTGGGAGAGGTAAAGATGAGACAGGATATGCAGTCGTTAAGATGCTAAATGGTATCCTCTATGTTACTGAATGTGGTGGATTGCAAGGAGGATATAAACAAGATAACCTACAGGCACTCTCAGTCATCGCTAGACGTAATAAAGTTAATCTGGTATTGATAGAGTCTAACTTCGGTGATGGGATGTTTATGGAACTGTGGAAGCCTATTCTAAGTAAGATATATAATGTGACTATGGAAGAAGTTAGATCTAATATACAGAAAGAGAGAAGAATTATAGATACTCTTGAACCTGTTATGAATCAACATAGATTAGTTGTAGATCCACAAGTGATAGAAAAAGATATACAGACTGTTAGAAATTATCCTAGTGAAAGTCAAGCTAAATATATGCTATTTCACCAGATGACTAGGATTACAAAAGATAAAGGTGCTCTGATTCATGATGATAGATTGGATGCCCTGCAGATGGCAGTTGGTTATTGGGTGGAACAAATGGCTACCGATGCGGATAAAGAAGTGGATGTTAGGAAAGATAGACTTATGGATGAGGAATTAGAGAGGTTTACTGCAGGTGTGTTTGATAAACAATATAAAGAGACACCTAATGTTTGGATGAATATGTAGGGAAAAAATCTGAGGGGGTATATCTAACGTGCCGAGAGGCAGTTTCCCCCATCGGTTGCTCCGCAAAAAGCCAGGGAAACCAGGACCGGGCTACTTTTCTGACTTCTTTTGATTCCTTATTATTTTTTTTACCTCATTAATACTGCATACCTGCATGGGGTATGTTGGCCTGACTACTTCATACCTGTATGGGGTATTGGCGAAGCTGGGCCTGTCATTCTATTTTTATTTTTTATCCTTTTATTTTTCTATCTCTGTTTCTCTATCTATCTGTGTTTTTTGGCCTTGGTATTGCTGGCCTTAAAAATAATCAAAATAAAACTTGACGTATTTTTTTACCTATGATCTAATTAAGGCATTCAAATTTGCCAAATCAAAGCAAGTCGATAC